AACGAAGACCCGTTCGTCGATCGCATCTACCGCTCGCGCCTGACGTTCGAGCACGGCCAGACGCGCGAGCTGCCGCCCGAGCTGGCGGCGAAGTTCTTGCAGCACGCCGATGTGTTCCAGGCTGCCGAGGCCAAGGCCAAGAAGTCGGCCAAGGCCAAGGATGACACACAGGAGCAGCTGGAGGCCGCCGAGAAGGCCGAGGGCGAGCGCCGCGAGCAGGAAAACACCCGCTTCGAGGTGCACCAGCAGATCGACAAGATGGACAAGGCTGCGATGCGCGACTTTGCCAAGACCAATTTCAAGGTGGAATTCCCGGGCGCGCTGGGAGAGGCCAAGATGCGCGAGCAGGTCAAAGGCCTGGTTGACCAGTACGGGATGCCATCGTGACCCTGGAAGAGCTGATCCGGCGCTTCCGCACCCTGGCGGTGGACAATGTGCAGCCGTACCTGTTCGCCGACGAGGACGTGACGGACTGGCTCAATGACGGCCAGCGGCAGGCGTGCATCCGCGGGCGGCTGCTGCGCGAGGATGACAACCAGGCGGTGTGTGAGATTGCGCTGACGCCAGGGCAGCGCACCTATCCGCTGCACAAATCGGTGTACGAGATCATCAATGCCCGCATCGTGCCGGGCAACGGCGACCGGGCGCGCACGGTGTTTCTGGCTTCGCGCGAGTGGATGGATGGAAACATGCCTGACTGGCGCGACGAGCAAGGCCAGGCCGAGTTCGCCATTCAAGATGACACCAGCATCCGCGTGGTGGGCGCCGTCACGGCAGGCGACAAGCTGGCGATCGAGTGCTACCGCACGCCGCTCAAGATGCTGGCCAACGACACCGACAAGCCGGAGATTCACGAGGCGCACCACGAGTACCTGATTCAGTGGGCGCTGCACAAGGCATTCAGCGTGGTGGACGCCGACACGTTCGACCCGCAGCGATCGGATCGCTCCGAGGCGGCATTCACGAACTACTTTGGCCGGATGCCAGATAGCGACCTGCGGCGCATGACGCGCGAGGATGTTCCGCATCACAACGCACCAATTCTCCCGTAACACAAGGAGCCCACGATGGCAGACACCTCTTACCCGAAGGGCATGCAGCGGCTGCTCAACGGCTCGATCAATCTGGGCACGTGCTCTCCGGCAGAAGATAAACGATAAAATCGCCGCATCATGCCCGCCACGCCTATCAGCATCGGCCCATTCCCGACCGGGATGGACAACCGGCTGCCCGACTACAAGCTGGATACAGCCGAAGACGGGGCCGTGCTGCGCGATGCCTTCAACGTGGACATCACCGATGCCGGCTCGATCAAGACCCGCCCTGGCTACGCTCTGGCTCTGTCCGGGGGTGACTGCCACTCACTGTGGGCGCCGCTGGACGGCCGCTTCGCGCTGTTCTGCGACGATGGATCGCTCTACCGTTTCGATCCACCTGCCGGCAAGACACTGGTGGCCCCAGGCTTTGGCGCCACGACACCGGTGCGCTACACCGAAGTGAACGAGGCGATTTACTTCACCGATGGGCTGCGTGTCGGCTCCTACGGCAACACGACGACGCCGGCCTGGACGGCGGGCGCAGCCCAGGATGTGGGCGACCAGCACCTGATGGCCATGCCGGCCGGCCAGCAGATCGCCCATCACGGCGCGCGCCTGCTGGTGGCGGTCGGCGCAGCGCTGATCTACAGCGAACCGTTCACCCCGCACCTGCGTGACCCGGCAAAGGGCTTCGAGATTTTTCCGGCCCCCATCACACTGCTGGCAGCAGTCGAAGGCGGGGTGTTCGTGGTGGCCGACAAGACCTATTGGATCGCCGGTGGATTTCCGGCGCAGAGCGTGCAGGCGGTGTCACCCGACACTGCGCCGCAGCAGCAGGCCGGGCATGACCGCGACGGCGGCGCGCATTGGCTGAGTTCAAGCGGCATCGTCGCCGCCTCGCCGGCCGGCGAGCTGCGCAACCTGCAGGCCGGGCGCATCGCCATGAGCGTTGCTGGTGCGGCGGCAACGCTGTACCGTGAGGCGGACGGCATGCAAACCATCGTGGCCGCCATGGGTGGCGAGAACAACACTGCGGCCGGGGTTGGTTCATACGCCCAGGCGCGCATCGTTAGGAAGGAACCGTGAACATGCAAACGACTATTGGCGGCGGGTTCAGTTATGACGTGATGACGCGTAGCAAAGCCGATGGCAAAGTGCTTGGCAATATCGTCGGCCAGCGCAACAAGATGCCTATGGAAGGCCTTAACGACTTGGCGAACGCCTACCTCAAAGGTGGCGCCGGGCCGGCGAACCTCTACATCGGGCTGTGGAGCGGCTCGTTGATTCCGGATGGGATGGAGACGGCGGCAACCCTGCTGTCGAGCGTGACGGAATTTGTGGCGTACACGCAGCCTGCTCGCTTGACGCTGACGCTTGGGCCTGTGACTGACGGTGCATGCTCCAACTCGGCATCGTTGGCGCGGTTCGACATCAATGCGGCTGGGGTGGTGAATGGCGCATTCGTCAGCACAGCGCCAGCTAAGGGCGCCACATCGGGAAAGCTGCTTTCGGTGGTGCGGTTCGACAACCCCCGCGCGGTGGATGCCACTGTGTACTTGGAAATTCTGTCGGGGTTCCAATTTCTGTCGTTTTAATTTGGAGGCATCATGGCCCTACTCGCTTCAACAGGTCTGCGCAACGCGCTGCTCGACACGGGCAGCCTCAAATCGTCCCTGGCGGACGGCTTCATCAAGATTTACCAGAGCGCCGCCGGCGATGTGCCGACCACCGCAGACCAAGCCATCACAGCCTCGCATACGCTGCTGCTTACGATTTACGGCGACGGCATTTCGGCCGGCCTGAATCTTGGCACTGCGTCCGCCGGTCAGATTGGAAAGGACGCTGGTGAATCATGGTCGGGCACTGTGACGACCACGGGCACGGCGACATTTTTCCGGTTTGTGGCGCCCGGTGACACTGGCGCATCTTCGTCCACTGAAAAGCGTCTGCAGGGCCGCGTCGGTGTGTCTGGCGCTGAACTGAACATCAGCAGCTTGTCTTTGACCGCGGGCAACACGCAGGCCATCAACTTCATCTCGATCAATATGCCCGGATGAGGATGTTCAGTGCTTATCACCGACAACACCGAGGGGCAATCCGACGGGCGTGAACGCGACACCCTACAAGGGATGGTCGCGGTCGGCTCGGAGTTCATGACCTTCGACGACGGTGAGAGCACGGTACAGCGTTCCAGTGCATTCGCCCGTTACGAGCGCAAGCACGAGGAGTCCACGGTGGCGCGTTACGTGCTGCTGCATGAACTCAGCCAAGTCTACACAGCCGAAGGCGTGCTGCTGGGGGACGATGAGTACCGCAGCCTCAACGCTGACACGCCTATGGGCAAGCGACTGCGTGGCTTTCTAGCCGAGATGGCGGACGGCCAGAGTGAGCGGTTCAAGCCGATGGAGCAGATCTCAGGCTACTCGCGCATCCCGCGCTTCAACTTCACCCACTACTATTCTGGCGGCGACCCGGCGGCCGGCCCGCGGCGCAAGTATTACGACCTGGTGGCGCAGAACTACACGGCGCAGGGCGGCAAGCGGCGGCTGTTTTCACTGGGCGACGGGCGTCTGGCCCTGATCCGCGAGCGGTTCTCCGCTGCTGACGGGCGCTACTTCTACGGTACGCGCAAAGACGCTAGCGGCCCCTACACCAAGGCGCGCGGGGTGCGCGTGTCCACTGTTGATCTGGCACTGATCGACGCCAGCACCGGCGCCGCAAAGCAAGTTCTGATGAGCTTCGATGTGCGCAGCGGCACCGGGGTTGAGATTCCTGATCGCGTCATCGACACATCGCCGCGCTATACACTCGGCATGATTGATGCGAGCTGTGTGTACGGTGTCTACTCTGGCGCTCTGTGGGGGCGGTCTCTCACAGGCCCGGACGACGCTGGGTACCCGCCCGTCGGCGGCGACCCAGGGGACACCTACGCCATCGCCCAACCAGCGTGGGTCGAGAAGCCAGGTGTCCCAGGCGCGGCTTGGCTCTCTCTGGTGGCAGTCTATCCGGCCGCCGACGACGCCTACAATTCGGAAACATCTGGGGTTTATCGCCTGACCTGCAAGCGAACGCTGCCAGATGGCGGCACAGCGACCAGCAAGATAACTATCCCGGCGCCGTCAGACGCGAGGAACTATCTGGCGCCCTTCGGCATGGTGATCCTGCGCCTGACGCCGACCCGGATCGTGCTGCGCATGTCGGTGCAGGCCATGCAGCTCGGCGCGGGCGGGGCGTTCGACGCCTCGGCCAACCTGCGCATGTACTTCTGGTCGGACGACAACGGCGCCACCTGGACGCACAATTGGACTGGCTCTGGCTTTCCGATAGAGCATCACTACGGTGGCGACATGGTGCTTGACAGCGAAACGGTGCTGGCGTTCTCAAGAGACAACCAGTTTGCTGGCCAGTCCATCTCGGTCTACAACGTCAAGGCGACAGGCACGTCGCTGCGCTCCAGCATCCAAGCCAATGTCTACAGTGCAGGGCTACTCGCCCCGCTGTACGGCAGCACCTATGCGACCCCCTACATGACCGTCGGCTTCGGCGGCGTGGTCTACCTGGGCGCAGGCGACACCAAGACCAAGCGCATCTGGATGCAGCTCGACCCGATCTGGACGCACAAGGCAAGCGAGTCGTTCGTGCTCGACTACCCCGGGTCGCGCCCGATGCTGGTGGTGTCGGACGACGGCGGCCTGACCTGGCAGCGCCGACTGCTGCCGACCAAGTGGGCGCATCTGGCGGGCTTCGTGGTTGCCACCGGGCCGGGCACACTGGCCGTGCCGGTGCTTTCTCAGCGCCAGAGCAAGGACGCGGCGCCGGCGGTCACGCTCTACGAGTCGCGCAATGGCGGTGACAGTTGGAGCGCGACCGCCTACAAGGCCACGCTGCCGGCAAGCACGTGGGCCGACGGCCAGATCGTCTACGGCGCGCAGATCGGCACAGGCGCCAGCCAGCGCTTCGAGCAAGATGTCAAGGATGCGCCGATCGAGTACAACAGAGGCGAGTTGCTGCCACTCATCGCGTTGCGCGATGAGGACGGTCGGCTGTTGGCCGGCGATCCGTCCAGGCCGTGGATCACCGATTTCAGAAAGGCGACGCCCAGCTATGGCTAACCGGCTTGTCAAAAACGGGACGATCTGGGGCGAAGGAGCAGGAGGCCCCGGCGCTGGAACCGGCACGGGTGCTGGTTCGGGCACTGGTTCAGGCCCTAGCCATGGTTCAGGCCCATCCAAGGCATGCAGTGAGTCGTGGCTTTCCGTCAGAAGCGCGATGTTTCCGAACCTAAGGTGGACTTCATCGATAGGAAACGGCGGTGGCGTTGGGATGACAGATGACGGCCACATGCTGGTGTTCTCCACTCCTGTGTGCGAGAACGGGTTTGTGACCGCGAAATACGTAGTTAAGCCGGCCCCGACAAATTGGCCTAGGAGAGACTAGCGTGGGGCGTAGCTTACATGATATTGGCTGGGAGGTCGAAGACCCAGGTGTTGCTCGCGGCATCGTCGGTGTCACCTACATCCCGCCGAGAATGGTGCTGCTGCGCGACGCCAAGAAAGAGGGTGTAGCGACAGTCGCTATCCCGGGCTACAACCCGCCACCAAACGCGCCCTCCGGTCTTTACGGCTGGGTGAGCGGCGCATTCACGCGATACGGCTCTTTTATCGGACGCGAGCTAACCATCTCGTTTGATGTGCCTGACCTGGACGGCGGGGCAAGGCCGGCCGGCGTAGCTGTCGGGATAGCCTCTGACGCACTTGTCCCGACAACATGGCCACAGCGCGGCACGGAAACAGAATGGAAATTCATCCATTACCGCTACGGCTACAAGCACCTTAGCTATGGGCTTGTTTTCACGGCAGACGAACTGCGCGTGGTGTACGACGGCGGCAATGTCGTTGCGACGTTCCCATACGCAGATATCCGCGCAGCCAGAGAACTCGATAGCACCACAGATCAGGTGTATTGTTTGATCTCAGACGAGGATCAGGCAGGAAACCAGACGTTACGGTGGGTCGTCAACGGCATTTCTGTTTTCTTCGGGCCGTTCTCCATCCCGCTTAGCAGCCAGTACGTGTTGGACGCGACGTTGTACGCGCCATACGACTCAGTGCAAAACCCGGTGTTCACCGAAGGCCCGTGGGATCCGCCACTGACTTTCCCGGACGAGGGGCTGCTGACGGCGATCATGCCTGGGCTGGGCATGACGAGTTCGTGGTCAACCTCGCTGGTCGGCGATCTGCCTGGGCTGTGGGGTGTGTTCTCTCAAGATGAATATAGCGACATTGCTGTGTCGCTGCGCAGTCTGGGCATGACCTGCAGTGACCGTGATGTGCTTATCGCGCAGATGGCGCCTATAGGGATGGTGGCGGCTGAACCAGCGATATACGCCACGAGCACGGTGTCCTTCTGGCCGTTGCAAATGGCTGCGGTCATGACCGACGGCGCTGGTGATCCCGGTGTTCGGTACTCCGTCATGGCGCCGTTCATGCCCCGCATATCGGCAAACGCCTCGATGGCTTCGCACATGAGCGGCAACATGGACTTGCATGCCCTCAGCATGCGGGCCAGCTCTGAGGCGCTGTATTCTGAACTGGCTGCCGCCACACCGACGTTGGCGATGATCGCATATGGCGGCGACATGACGAACTTTGTCGATGTGACTGAATTTGTGTTTGCGCGTCAGGTGCTGCTGGATAACTGGGTGATCCATCTTGTGTTCTCCGAGTCGGTCTCCGGGGAAGCGTCAGTTACGTTGGTGGTGGTGCAGCCAGAGAACTGCGTAGAGCATGTAACGTCGTCAGACACGAACGACCTGACGGTCGGCATTCTGGACGGTCTAATCGAACAGATCGGCGCACCAGACAAACTGAAGATGTTTGTGCTGAATCTTGCCGACGGGTCAGATGCTACGCAGGGAGACGCCTGGGCGGTCAACACCCACACGTCGGCGTCTTCGCGCTACGACCGCTTCAGCTTCAACAGCTTCGCTACGGTGCTGGGTCAGAGTTTCGGCGCTAAGCGCGGTGGGCTGCATCTACTCAATGGCGCCAATGACGCGGGGGCTGCCATAACGTCAGGCGTGGCGTTGGGCAAACGCAGCTTCGGCACCAGCGCGCTCAAGCGCTTGGACGCGGTGTACATCGGCGTGTCGTCGGCCGGCAACATGTTCCTGAAGGTCGGCGACGGGGCCACGAGCTACACCTACACCGCACGCGCCGCCGGCGCCAACCTGCGCACGCAGCGCTTCGACATCGGCAAGGGGTTGCGCGCTAACTACCTGACGTTCGAGATCACCAACGAGAGCGATCGCTTTGAACTGGACACGGTAGAGTTCAACATCTTGGCGTCCGCACGGAGGATTCAGTAATGGCCAATGGCCGCGTTCTCCCCTCCGCACTGTGGTTCGACTGGCTGCTGGGCCGGGCCTGGAACATGGCCGAAACCAGCTATGCCAACGCCAGCCAGCTCGGCCCGTTGAACTTCCGGCCTGGCGGTTCGCCGGAAGCTGGCGTCGGCATCGGTGGCACCCCCGCTGCCGAGACCTTTGTTTCGCGCTACCAGGGCGCCGACGTCGCGGCTCTGGTGACGGCGCACGACCGGGCGCTGGAAGGTCAGATGGCCGAGGTGGCACGGCAATGGGCCACCGAGTTCCAAGGCGTGATGTCGATCGCCGCGCCGATCGGCCCCGGCTTCCTGTTCGCCATCAGCTGGCTGCAGGGGGCGGTTGGCGGTGCCGATAAACTCGGCTACCTGGGCCAGGCGCACCGAGCGGCCCAGGTGTCGAGCTTTGCCGGCGAGGCCGCCGCCGCACTGAACGCGCGCGCCCTGCCGCTGCCGCCGCTGGCCGGCGCCGCGCTCGGCAACACCCTGGCCGGCGCGGCCGGGCTGCACCAGGCCCGCATGGCGGCGCAGATGGGTGCCGACCGAGCCGCCGAGGCACACAAGCTGCGGGTCGATGCCGCCGAGGCGCTGATTAAGGCGCGCAACGCGGCGCTCGACGCGGCGATGGACTATGCGTTCACTCAGATGCACCTGATGTTCGACGTGTTCGGCCGCAACAACGACTTCCTGACCCGGCTGCAGCGCGAAGAGCGCGCCATCCGCACGGCGTTTGACGCGCGCGCCGCCGAGCTGGCAGGCTGGGATGAGCGCCTGTCCACCACCGACGACTCGGTGGCGGCAGTGGTGCGCAAGATCAAGACCAAGGCCGACCGCGACAACGAAGTGGCCAGCATGCTTGCAGACGTGAACATGCGCCGGCTGCGACGCTATTCATCGCGTGCAGCCTCTGCACTTAATAGCGCAGGATTGAGTATTGGTATCTCGGCATCCGAGAGCAACAATGTGGATTCGGGGATCTGACGATGGCACTACCTGTGATGCCCGGACTGTCGGCGGCCATCGTGGTCAACGCAGTGGGCAAGATCAACGACATGATGAACACCGCTGATGCGCGTATGCGCGCCGCGGTGGGCACCTACGTCAACGGCACGCTGGCCGGCATCTCGCCGACGCCAGATGCGCTGGGGGCCAGCTACCCCGACGAATACGCCAGCGCCCGAAACGCCCTATCCGGTGCCGAGCTGGGCGACGTGACCGCCCCAGCCATCGACACGCTGCCCCTGTTCCTGGGCAACGTGGTCGGCTCGTTCTACGGCGACTACATGGCCAACCTGGACACGCTGTTTCCGGGCCTGAGCGCCGCAGGGGCTGTGGCCGACGCCTATGCGCAGGCCGCGCTGTCCTCGGCCATCGGCATGTCCTACAACGAGGCGGTGGATCAGGTGCCGATCGAGACGGCGTGGCGGTTGGCGCAGCGCGAGGCGTTTGCTGCTGAACGTGAGGCGTATGATGGCGCGGCGCGCGCGGGGCATCGCTTTGCCCCAGGCACGGTGTTTGACGCCATGGCGCGACTGCACGGCGGCAGCATTGCCGGGGCCGCCGGAGCGGCCGTCGAGCGCCACGCCGGCCGGCTGCAGCAGGAGCGCAGCGAGAAGATGCGGCTGATCTCGGCCATGCTAGACACCAACATGGATCGGGTCAAGCGCATCCACCAGCAGGTGGCCGAGGCGTTCAAGCTGAAGCTGCGGGCGCGCGGTTTGTGGGTGGACGATCAGAACGCGGTGATCGATGCGTCCGGCAACACGTTCGTGCTCAATGAGCGCTTCCAGAACACGCTGACCGGCCTGATGCGCAAGACCGCCACGCGGCGCTTCAATCTCGACTTCGACAAACGCCTGGCGGGCGACCGCACCGAGGTTCTTGCCAAGCTGCGCATGGGTCTGGCCAACGAGGTGGTTGACCTGTTCGGCAACGCCGTCACGACGCTGATGAACCAGATCAACGCGCGGGGCGGCTACCGGGGCAGCGAAACGGATGTGACCGACTGGGATTCGATCCTGGCCTGAAGGTGACGCAATGAGTATCGAGATCAGTCCAGACAGCCCGTTGGTCAAATACTTCTGGTGCGTCCAGGGGGATATTGTTTATGTGCCGGACGCCGAGCACACCCCCGGTGCTGCCGGTGAACTGACGCGACAACAGGCAATAGACGCGATATCTGGTGGGCCGTTCACACCGGAATATGCAATCTATGACATTGCAGCGGACTATTCGACCTTCACAGAGGAGCGACTAGGCGGCGCCGAAACGCCGTGGTCTGTGACGAGTTCCGGCTTTACCGTCTACACCACCTACGCAGACGGCTCTAACTGGGAGCACTTCGATGGGGCCAACAAGAACGCCTGGCTGTTCGAGGTAACCCTCAAGAGCGGAGCGTACAGCGCGGAGTCGCACATCCCGCCAGGGTCGGGAACGGCCGATCTAGTGGTTCACAGCTCTTATTCTCTGACAGATGGCCCGCAGGAGTTCGGTGTTCTTATGAACGGGCAACCACTTTACGACGTACTGGACAAACTCCAGGTGTGGCGCGGGCCGAATAACTTCAACCCAGGCCCCTCAGAGCCAGCGGCGGCGGCGTGGCAGCATTTCATGGGCGCATACGAGATCCCATGACCCATAAGCGCCCGGGGCCGCCTGGTCGCACCAGAATGCAGCCCATAGGGTTTGCCGCCGTCGCTCGTAGGACAAAGAATGCGCCCAACGTGAGAAAAAGGAGAACCCATGCGTGGTTTCAAGCCAGACGATCAGCGCCAGCCGCAAGGTGGAAACATGGGCCATGACGCGGTGATGGCAGCCATTGCACGCCAAAACCAGCAGCAGACTGCGCCACAAGCCGAGCCGCCGAAGCCTGAGAGCAGCCCAATGCAGAGCCTGCGGCAGATTTTTTCTGGCACGGTCTTTGATCCCCGAAGCCGACAAGACAAGCGCGAGCGCGAGGCTGGCCTGGCCGACGGCGGCCGGGTACGCCCGCGCGGCTTTGTGGCCGGGCCGGGCACTGGCACCAGCGACTCGATCAAGGCGCGGCTGTCGGATGGCGAGTACGTGCTGCCGGCCGACACG